CTGGTGACCTGACGACACTAGCGTCTATGTTAACTGAGCCCCTTCTTGAGCTTTATGGCAAGCATAGGCTGTCCCAGCCACAGCGGATGACGATCGCTTTGGCTTTTTCAACTGTGCTTGATTTGGTTGACCCAAGGCATAGAACCTCAGTGAAACCAGCTTGGGCTTTGCTGTTGGAAAAACCCAAATACAGACTGTCCAAGGGTGACGCCATGCTGGCTTCGTTCCAGTTCACCACTTACAAGCGACCGGAAGATTACGCTGACTGGGCGAAGACCATGATCCTTCACATGAGCCAGAACCGTTTTGAAGGAGTTGACCCCACACGATTGACCTCCTTGCCTCCTTCGAGGGCCCTCAATTTTCCGGGTGCCACTTATGGTATCGAGGACTACAAGGCTGCCATTTCTTATTTCGACGTTCGTATCGTGCAGACTGAAAGAGAGAATAGGATGCTGCAGAAGGCCATAAGGAGAGAAGCACCGTTGGCGATGGACCAAGCATGGAGAGCTACACCCAAGGACGTGACGCTTTCCTTGTCGCGCTACCTAGTCGAAAGGCCCTCGCCTTCCCCATTGGCAAAGTCAAAGATAATCGAAGCCGCTGATAGCCTCTTCGATGACTTCCCAGAGATGTATGATCGACCTAGAGGCATGACGGTCCGCAATGTTGTAGCCGCAACAGAATGGCGTTTCAGTGCTGGCCTCCCCTTTCTTCCCCATGTTAAGAAGAGGTCTCAGCTGAAAAACAGCAACTGGATAAAAGCCATTGAGCTTGCTGCGGATAGGATTCTTGAGTCGGGTGAATGGCCCGGTATGGCTTTCCATGCCTTCCCGAAAAATCAATTGGTTGCCCTGGACAAGCTTGACAGCGGAAAGCCCATTCGGACAGTTACAGCCGAGGACCGCATTACTGCTATTTGCTACAACACACTTGCCATGGAGATGAATAAGAGACCTCCTCCTACACGTGCGTTGGTCCTGCCTGCCTTCCGCAGAACCGAGGGCGGCATGGCACAGGTCTATGAGGAGTTGGCGCGGCAGCCTAACTTATTCACTGCCGATGCGACCCAATTTGACTCTACGGCGGTCTCTGAGCTAGTGATCGAGGCACCTACTCGACTATGGCAACGAGGCAATGAAGGGTCATGGGGCGAAGTGGCGACGACTTCGTTCATGAGAGCCTACTATGAATCTCTTGCTGACGGAATCATCATTTCGTTGATCGACGGCACCGAAATTAGAAAAACCGGTGGTGGCGGCACGGGTTCAGCCCCGACAAGCCCGAACAATCGTGACTGGGTGAGGGTAGCCTTTCGTGCGGCTTGGTCTGCTGTGATGGAGATGCCATGTGCGGTTTTCAAAGAACACGTTGTCTTTGCTAACGCCTCGGATGATGTCAAGGGAGCCGTTTCCGACGCGACACGGGAAAAGATGCCAGAGATCCTCTTCTTTATGAAGGAAAACTATGGTGTCCTGTTCGACGTTGAATGGACGGAGAACGTAGATGGTTTGTTGCACCTTGTGACCGTTGGGAAGCCTGACTTGGAGATGTACAGACGGCTCGGTCTCGATCCCCCCGAGAAAGCTGTCCAGCACAGCCAAGCTCGTCTTTTCACCATGAGAAGCGAGTACAGGGCAGACAGGATGAAGCTGAACCATCTAGTTGCTTGTGATCACATATCGACAAGAGCCATAGGCCATGTTTACCTG